ATAGATATAAAACGATTCCAGGGCATTATTACTTCTATGAAATTGACTATGAATATGGTTGGTACATTTTATTTTGGGACAAATACAAGGAAGATGGAATTGATGATTCGGATTTTAGAAAGCACTTTGAAAACTTTGCAGATAGATATATTACGAATTAGCCCTTATAAACTTTAAAATGGAGGTGATTTCATGAGCAATCCACAAAGCAAAATAAATAAGTTAATTATGGCTTTAAAGGTAAAAGGCAGAATTATAAAAATTAATACAAGCCAGTTTTATATTGAAGATAAAGACAAAGTTATTACTAAATATATTGTTTATGAAACTCGCCCAAAAGATGGAGAAGAGATATATGGAAAAGTTAATGTTCTTAAGTACTTAGTCAGCTTATACAAAGAATTAGGTGAGTCTAGTGGATAAGAAGTTATCAGAGAAACAAAAGAGGTTTTGCGATTATTATCTTGAAACTGGAAATGCTACAGAAGCGGCAAGAAAAGCAGGATATAAGGGAAACAATCTGAATAGAATAGCAAGCGAAAACTTGTCAAAACTAGTCATTAAAAAATATATAGAAGAACGCACTAAGCAAATGGATGAAGATAGAATAGCAAAACCTCAAGAAGTGCTTGAATATCTAACTAGAGTAATGTTAGGGAAAGAATTAGATCAATTTGGTTTAGATGCCGCATTATCAGATAGAACTAAGGCTGCTGAGTTATTAGCTAAGAGATACAGATTATTTGATATAAAAGATAACAGAACATTAACAGAAGTTGAGAAAGAAAAAGAACAACTTGAATTAGAATATAAGAAGCTACAGAATAAAAAGCTCGAAGCTGAAATTAAAACTATTACTGGCGGCGGTAATGATACTACTGCAAATGATGGCTTTATAGATGCTTTAAAAGGTACAGCTACGGAGGACTGGGAAGATGAAAAAGAAAATAACTAAAATCTTTCAATTCTTGCCATTTAGTAAAAAGCAAAGAAAAGTTTTAAATTGGTGGGTAGATAATAGCCCTGTAAAAAGCAAAGATGGAATAATAGCAGATGGTGCAATAAGAAGTGGTAAAACTGTTTCTATGGCACTTTCTTTTGTTATGTGGGCTATGGAATCATTTAATGGTGAAAACTTTGCTATGTGTGGTAAAACAGTACTCAGCTTTAGAAGAAATGTATGGTCAGTATTAAAACTTATGCTTATGAGTAGAGGATATAAATACAAAGACCATAAAACAGAAAACTATATTGAAATAACAAGAGACAATAAAGTTAATTACTTTTATATATTTGGTGGCAAAGATGAAGCGAGCCAAGACTTAATACAAGGTATTACACTTGCTGGTATATTTTTCGATGAAGTTGCTTTAATGCCTGAATCATTTGTTAACCAAGGTACAGGACGTTGCTCAATTGCAGGCAGTAAATACTGGTTTAACTGTAATCCAAATGGACCATTACATTGGTTTAAAACTAACTGGATAGATAAAGTTAAGGATAAAAACTTAATATATCTACACTTTGTAATGGATGATAACTTGGCATTAGCTGAAGAGATAAAACAGCGTTATAGAAATAACTATGTTGGGGTTTTCTTTAAACGATATATATTAGGCCTTTGGGTAATGGCTGAAGGCGCAATATTTGACATGTGGGAAAAAGATAATGAGATAGCTGAGGAAGAATTACCATTGAATTATAAATCTAATAGAAGATATATAGCAATAGACTATGGTACTACAAATCCTATGGTCTTTTTAGACATATACGATGATGGTGATACAGTATGGATTCCAAGAGAATATTACTATGATAGCAAAGTAGAGCAAAGGCAAAAGACAGACAAGCAATATGCAGATGATTTAGTTGAGTTCTTAAAAGATGGACCATATCCAATGTATATAATTTTGGATCCTTCAGCAGCAAGTTTCAAAGCTGAACTAAGAAGCAGGGGATTAAGAATAAAAGATGCAGACAATGAGGTATCGGATGGAATAAGAATGACATCTACAATGATTGCACAAAAGAAAATAAAAATGGTTAAAGATAAATGCAGAAGAAGCATAGGTGATATTACATCTTATATATGGGATGAAAAAGCAGCTCAGAGAGGTGAAGAAAAGCCAGTAAAAGTTGCAGACCATGGAGCAGATGCATTAAGGTATTTTGTTAAGACAATAATTAGGCCTAGAAGATTAAGCAGATAGAAAGGAGGTAAAAAGTTTGAAAAAAACTAGAAGATATCAAAAAAAAGTAAATAATAGGGATTCTGGGACAACTTCTAATCCTCCAAGAAAACAAGCACAAGATAGTTTTCAAAATCCTTTAGCAAGATTGGGACTTGGTTCAAATTCATTATTGGAAGGAACTCAATACCCAATACAGCGTATTACTCGTAATTATAATCTAATGAATAGTTTATACCGTAATTCATGGATAGCTAAGAAGATAATAAATACTATACCTGAAGATATGTGCAAGAATTGGTTTTCTCTTTCGGCTAAATTAAAACCAGAAGCACAAGATCGCTTTGATAAGCTTGAGCAAAAGACCAGAATAAAAGAAAAGATAGTTGAAGGCTTAACATGGGGAAGATTATATGGTGGTGCTGGTGCAATAATGCTTATAGAAGGTCATGAAGATGTACTAGACGAACCTTTAGAATTAGAAGACATAATGCCTAACTCATTTAAAGGATTAATGATATTAGACAGATGGAGCGGTATATATCCAGGAGTTGAACTCATAACGGATATAAGCGACCCAGATTTCGGATTACCAGAGTTTTACGAGATAAAAGATGTTGATGGACATATACAACAAAAAGTACATCATTCAAGAGTATTAAGGTTTACAGGCAGAAAACTTCCTTTTTGGGAAGACCAAGCAGAAACTTATTGGGGAGCTAGTGAATTAGAGCATGTTTATGATGAATTAGTTAAAAGAGATAATACAAGTTGGAATATAGCGGCTTTAATATTTCAAGCTAATGTTTTGGTAAATAAAGTTGATGGACTTGACCAAATCGTAGCCATGACAGATGCACAAGTTCAACAAGACTTTTATAATGTTAAGACAGCACAAAACCAAATGAGAAGTAGTAGTGCAATGATGCTAATTGGTAAGGAAGATGACCTTACAGCTTTAAATTATACATTTGCAGGGCTTAATGATATATATGAATCATTTATGTTAGATGTTGCAGGAGCGTGTGATATGCCAGTTACAAAGCTATTTGGTCGTGCACCAGCTGGAATGAATGCAACAGGTGAATCTGATGAAAATATGTATTATGATATGATAGCACAACAGCAAGAAGCAGTATTGAAACCTAAGATGAATAAATTGTTGCCTATCATGTTTATGAGTGAATTTGGTGAAGTACCAGATGATTTAGGAATTAAATTCAATCCTATTCAAACACCATCCGATAATGATGTTGCTGATATAGTAGGCAAGAAAGTAAATGCAATAAATGAAGTATTTAATAGTGGAATTATCAGCCAAAAAGTAGCTTTATCAGAGTTACATGAGATAAGTTATACAACAAATATGTTTAGCAATATATCGGAGAAAGATATAGAAAAAGCAGATGATGATGCTAATCCAACAGGGGATATGCCACCACGATATAATCCAAATAATTATAATAATAATGAGTCTTATAATTCAAATGCTATGGATGCAGATCCAGACAATTTACAAATAGAAATAGAATCCGAGAAGATGGCAATTGACCAATATAAATTAGAAATTGAAAGAAGCTCAGACCAAAAAGATTGGAAAGCAGTTAAAGCTTTTACCGAAATAGTAAGAGACGAGGAAGACCACTTAAATATATTAAATAATATTAAAAAAGAACGTGGGTGGTAATCCGTGAAGATAAATAAAACTGCTAAAGATTTATGGGAGCCTAAAAGACGAATTGAATTAACATATCAAAGAAGCTTAAGAGTTATAATGAGAAAACTTGAAAAAGAATTAAAAGGTAAAAATGATATAGCGAGTATACTAAAAACTCTTAAGAAGTTTATGAAGTCAGAAGAATTTAATAGACATGCTTATGCTTCAGCTAAAAAGATGGTAACTTCATTATTTGCTGATGCAGGAAAGACATGGAGAACTGCTGCAAATGTTAATTCTAAGGGCAGGCAGATATATGAAGCCCTAAGACGTGAAATAGATACAACACCAATAGGAATATCTATTAGAGAGCAGACAGAAAGAAATGCTAAACTTATTAAAAGTATGCCAGAGAGAATAAGAGTTGAAATAACAGATATAGTTGCTAGAGAGTCGCAAGGTGGCAGACGAGCTTCAGACATAGCAGAGGATTTACAATCGAGATTTCCTGAAATGCTAAAGTCTAAGGCTGATTTAATTGCTAGAACTGAAACTAGTAAGACAAGCACAGCATTAACAAAGTCTAGGTGTGACAATCTAGGAATTAAAGCTTATATATGGAGAACTTCAGAAGATATAAGAGTTAGAGATAGTCATAAGAAGATGGATGATGTAATTATATTTTGGAGTAATCCATCAAGCCCAGAACTATTAGCTAAAGAGAAGTTTGCGGGCTATTACAATCCAGGTGAAATATATAATTGCAGATGTTATCCAGAACCTATTATAAGGTTAGATTTTATATCATGGCCTCATAAAGTATATTGGAATAATAAAATAATTAGAATGTCAAGAAAACAATTTGAAGAAGTAGCTAAGATGGCTGCATAATATGGGGATGAAATCATGGAAAATAAGAATTATCTTGAAAGAGTCTTAGAAAAAATCGATAACTTGAGTGATAAAGAATTTGTTAAATTATTAGATGAATTAATTCAAGAAAATGATTTGAGAGTATAA